GAGATGAAATTGTGATGGAGAATATACCTGGAGAAATGACTTTGTTTCCAACATGGCTTACTCACTATACAAGTAGGCATAAACATGATAAACCTAGAATTACTCTTGCTTTTGATATTGTTCCTGCAGAAGGTCTCACACATGTTGATGAAGACAATCTTGTCGATCTCTAAATAAAACTACATCATTATTCTTATGGCAACTTATCCTGTAAAACATAAAGAAACTGGCGAAACAAAAGAAGTCAGAATGAGCGTTCATGACTGGGATCAGTGGAAAGAAGATAACCCTGACTGGGAAAGATACTACACACCAGAAAACACCCCAGGCGTGGGTGAAGTAGGTGAGTGGAAGGATAAGCTGCGTAAATCCAAACCAGGGTGGAATGAAGTGCTCAGTAGAGCACAAAAAACTGGTAGAAACCGTCAAAAACTAACCCTCGACTAAAACTTATGCCAAGGAAGAGAAAAACTGACAATCCAATCGGTGTCGGACTCACTGCTAAGCAAATGAGAAGGAAAAAACCGATTAACAATGACTTTTTGGTGGATATCACTCCACTGACTGAAAATCAAGAAACTCTCTTCTCGGATTATAAAAACGATAAAAACATTTTTGCTTATGGTGCCGCTGGCACAGGTAAAACTTTTATCGTACTTTACAACGCCCTTAGAGATGTACTTGACGAAAACTCACCATATAGTAAAATCTATATTGTAAGATCTCTTGTTTCTACCAGAGAGATTGGATTCTTACCTGGTGATCACGAAGACAAATCAGCACTTTACCAAATTCCTTACAAGAATATGGTAAAATATATGTTTGAAATGCCGTCTGATGCAGACTTTGAAATGCTCTATGGCAATCTTAAGCAGCAAGAGACTATTTCATTCTGGTCTACAAGTTTCATTCGCGGTACAACACTTGATGATGCTATCATTATTGTTGATGAGTGTCAGAATCTAAATTTCCACGAGCTTGACTCTATTATCACTCGTGTCGGTGAAAACACCAAAATCCACTTTTGTGGAGATGCTACTCAAACCGACTTGACAAAAACCTATGAAAGGAATGGTATTTTGGATTTTATGAAAATCCTACAACAGATGCCTTCTTTCGCTACCATTGAATTTGGTGTTGAGGATATTGTTCGGTCAGGTCTCTGCAAAGAATATCTAACAACTAAATTGGCACTAGGTATGTAAATGTTCAAACATCTTGAAACAGAACTCCCGTCACTCTCTAGAGAGACTATTGACGGAGTTCGATATTATGATACACCAGACCAAAAACTGGTCTCAATCACATCTGTTATTAGTTTCTTTAACAGAGATAAATTCGCAAAATGGCGTAAAAGGGTAGGAGAAGAAAAGGCAAACGAGATTACTCGTAAAGCTACCAGTCGTGGCACTGACATGCACACGCTAACAGAACACTATTTGAAGAATGAAGAACTTCCTGTAGTGAAACCCCTACCTGATTTCTTATTTAAAATTGCTAAGCCTGAGTTAAATAAGATTGACAACATACACACACTAGAAGGATCTTTATACAGTAAAGAACTTGGTGTTGCGGGAACTGTTGACTGTATTGCTGAATACGATGGCGAATTAGCTATTATTGACTTCAAAACATCAGCGAAACCAAAACCAAGAGACTGGATCGACGGTTACTTTGTTCAGTGTGCAGCGTATGCCTGTATGTACTATGAGTTGACAGGAATTCCAGTTAAAAAGTTTGTTATAATTATGTCGTGCGAAAACGGCGATTGTGTGGTTTACCAAGAATATGATAAAATGAAATACATGAATATGTTGGAATCTTACATTCGTAACTTTCTGGAATTTCACTTACAACTAAATGGAAAATGAACTATCTAAAGCCTTAGATAAAAAATTCATGAATTCTGCTAAATTCTCTCTAGAGATAGAGAGAATTGTAATAGAAGAAAAAGTGAACTATATTGAGGCAATTATATTATTCTGTGAAGAAAATAGTATAGAAGTAGATTCAGTATCTAAGTTGATCTCAAAACCTCTCAAGGAAAAGATTAAACGGGATGCTATCGATCTTAACTTCATGAAGAAAACAACAAGGGCAAAACTACCACTCTAAATAAGATGTCAGATTTTTTCGATTCTCCATTAGTCCAAGAAGCAATGGATGAAATTAATGAGCTTCAGGAGCAAATCTATTCTGAAGTATTTGAGTTTGCTGAACTGGACAAAGAAAAGAAATTACATCATCTTGAGAAGTTAGACTATCTGTTGGAAAAGCAGAGAAATCTATACACCAGGTTGAGTTTGTCTGACGATCCTAGAGCAGTTGCTATGAAAGATACCGTGAGACAGTCAGCAGTTCTTATGGGATTCCCTAAAGATGTTGACTGTGCCGTTCTGTTTGGTAACATGCAGAAAACCCTTGCTAAAGTCAGGGAACAAATCGAACCTTGACATTGGGCGTGGGTCCGCCCTATAATAGACCCGTAAAGACCAAATCCAATTTACACAAGCCAAATCCTATGTCTTTTGCATCCCTTAAAAAGCAATCCTCCCTTGGTTCCCTGACCGCCAAACTGGTCAAGGAAGTCGAAAAGACTAACAAAGGAGGTGGTTCTGGAGACGATCGTCTTTGGAAACCAGAAGTAGACAAAGCTGGTAACGGTTACGCAGTAGTCCGTTTCCTCCCTGCCCCTGACGGTGAAGACCTGCCTTGGGCAAAACTGTACTCTCACGCCTTCCAAGGTCCTGGCGGTTGGTACATCGAAAACTCCTTGACCACTAACGGTGCCAAGGATCCCGTATCTGAATATAACAGTGAACTTTGGAACACTGGTATTGATTCAGACAAAGAAATTGCTCGTAAGCAGAAGCGTAAGCTCTCTTACTACTCTAACATCTATGTTGTGAAGGACCCTTCTAACCCCGAGAATGAAGGTAAAGTCTTCCTCTACAAGTATGGTAAGAAGATCTTTGATAAGATCATGTCTGCTATGCAACCTGAGTTTGAAGACGAAGATCCTATCAATCCCTTCGATTTCTGGGCAGGAGCAGACTTCAAGATCAAGATCAAGAAGGTTGCTGGTTACTGGAACTACGACTCATCTGAGTTCGCTCGTCCTGGTGCTCTCCTGGATGATGATGACGCTCTGGAAGCAATCTGGAAGAAAGAATACTCTCTTGCAGAATTCACTGCTGCCGATCAGTTTAAGTCCTATGACGAACTGAAGAAGCGTCTTGATTATGTTCTCGGCAACAAAGCTCAACCCAAGGTTGACTATGAAACCGTAGAGGAAGAATCCGTTGGTGGATTCAATGATCCTGACATCAATCCTCCTGTAAAGCAGATGTCTGCACAGGAGAGTGAAGACGACGCATTGTCTTACTTCCAGAAGCTGGCGGAAGAGTAATATAAATAAGGGAGGAGAGATCCTCCCTTTTATAGTTTTTAGTCCTAGTAAAAATGGCTTTTTCAGGTTCAAGATTTGTTGTCACTTTCGATGATGGTGACAATACTAACACAAAGAGACTGGAAGTTATTGCTGAGTCTGCAGCTCTTGCAGAGCAGAGAGCAAAGCATCTCTTCCCCACTGCTCAGAATGTAGTAGTTGCCGCTGCTTGATATGTCTCGTCAGTTAATCGTTTATAACGGGGCAGACGGTTTTTGTAATGTCGTCGTGCCTTCCGAGCAGTGTGTCCTTTCCGATGCCGATATCATCGCAAAGGATGTCCCTGCGTCTGAATACTCGGTAATTCCTCACACTGAATTGCCATCTACAACATTTAGAAACGCATGGAAATACAACCACTCAAGTTCGACTGTGGATGTGGATCTTGCAAGTGCGAAAGAAATTTGCAAGAAAAGTCTGGAGACCAAGTTTCTTCAGATCAGAGCGGAAAATCAGGAGACAACAGCCTTAGCAGAGATGAAGGGCGAGTCCCCGTCTCTGAAGGATAATCCTGTTGTTCCCTATTCCACTATCGATGCTGCAACCACTGTTGCAGAATTAGAAGCACTAGTCTAAATCAGGTCGTTAAAGGCAATTTTGCCACCGTCTTCAGTAAACTGAGACGATTCCTGATACTCTAAAATATCATTTGCATCATCAATGAGCTGATTCACATACTGCGGACGCAGTACTTGAATCGCTCTTTTTTTATTGTTTTTTCTAGTCTCAACTAACCAGTTTGTTACTGCAGCTGTTGGGTCTAAATCTTGTAGTGGACTGTTTGGATCTGGAATAGTAAAACCTTGGTCAACTGTAAGACCGCCAGGAAGAATCAGTCTCCCCTTACTGTCTCTGATTTCTCTTGTTTCATAGTGATGAACCTCATTCAGAGCAGTTCCATACTTCTCTTCTGCAATCTCATACAGAAGTCTAGACGACAGTGGCCACTGATCTTGTACGCTAGTGATATTAGCTGACAGTAAAATAACCCAATCAAGGTCTCCATCTTCATAGAGTTTTTCTGCAACATTATCAGGTCTCTCTCCATCAGAGATGCTATACCCCTGGAAACTGGTGATGTTTGCAAAAACAGAATTGTTTAACTTGATTCTAGTAAAAAGGTTTTTTACCTCAACATACTGCTCTCTTTTCCCGCCCTCTTGGACAGGATTGATGTATTTGAAGTTGGGTAGGATATCAAAGTATCTTTCTTGTGTCATTAGAAACCAGAGCCTCCTTGATACTGATCATAGTCTTCACGATAGATAGGTTCTAACTCAGTGAAGTTGAGGGATAGTTGCATGTGAACTGGAGTTCCCATACTATCATTGTAGCTAGCATACTGACCAGAACCAGTGTAGTTGATGCCCACATTCGTTAGAGCACAGATCTTAAATCTATTTAAGAATCCGTGGACTTGTGTTCCCTTTCTGTAGGAAAGTCTCCATACATCAGGACTGCCCAGGAAAGCTGAGTTGCTTCTTCTTGCTGCTGATGACTGTTTTAGTTTATAAAGTATTTCTCTAATTACTCCTGCTTCTTTCTCATCTCTAGGTGTTAGATCCCATGCAAAGTTGAAAGGTCTCAGTGATACACCATTGAATAATAACTCAAGGTTCTGGTTTACAATCTTACCTTGAGTTCTTGCCAGAATATCTCCTGCTCTGATATTACTACCAGCAACAGCATTAACTGCAGTTGCGGCAGCGTAATCTCTTATATATTGTTTAGTTGCAGTGCCGAATAAAGCAGAGCTACTAAGATTACTGTTTAGTTCATTTCCCGCCGCAGTGACTGCTGCCGCTGCACCCTGCAGCAGACCATTAGTTTCGTCCGCTACCTTGAGACCTTTAGTAATCGCATTAATACCAGTTCCTAATAATGCACTAATTCTAGATTCTCCCCATCCAACTGTATTTGCCTGTGCAATCTGATTAGGCATAGGCAGCACAATATTATACTTCGCCTTCTCAGTTTTTAATCTCTGAAAGGCAGAGTTCGTATTAGTAAAATCTGGCATCTGCCTAGATGGTTT